TTCAATCGTTTCGTCATGCGTCCTCCGTCTCTTCGGGGTTCGCATGACGGCGCTGGTGGGCAGTGGAGTGTAGCGAACTCTCTCCGCACTCCCGAGCCCTAGGGTCGATCGCGGCGATGCTGCGGCTGCGCAGCCGCACGATCCCGCGCGCCAGGATCTGGCAGACCTCGCGCAGGTGGGGTGGGAGGTGGAGAAGCCTTTGAGCGCGAGGATCGCGGGGCGACACATTCTTTCCGGTTCAAGGGTCCGTCGCCTGCACATACCCGCGCCTCCGACATCGTGTCGGGTTCGCGCGCGGCAGATGTGATTGGCACCAAGGCGAACAAGTGGCTGCTCTGCTGCATGCCGGGTATTCTGGAAGCTTACGAATCGGCAAGCGGTGCACCATGGGCGCATTCAACCCGAGGAAATTCACGGATCCTGATCGCCTCAGGAGCTTGGATCCGGCGCGCCTCCGCGCGTTTCTCGCGCCCTGGCGCGACTACTTGGCCAACCGCGGTTTCGAATTCCCCGAGGCCGAGGACGAGATCGACTACCCCGCGCTCGCCAATGTGCTGTTGACGCCCGACCATTCAACGCCGCGCGGCATGGTCGACGCCCTCTACTACGTCCACGAGACCGCCTCGGCCGAAGACATGGACGAACTGATCGCTGCGGCGCGGCACAAGGGCGTCCCCCTCAACGATGATCCGGCTGTGACGCCCGCTGACGTCGCCATCGATGTCTGGCTGGCCGCACCCGATCTGCTTCAGGAACGCCACTCCGAGGCGGTGGCCCGCAAGCAGCAGAACTTCGAGTACTTCGCGCCGAAACATTGCGGGGAGCGCCCTTTCCCGGAGATCAGCGACACCCTCCGGCTGCAGATGGAGACTGAACTCGACAACTGGTTCGAGGGTCACCGGCGCGGTCGCGGGTGTCGCATCTTCGTGTTCCGCTATCCGCCCATGGTATGGATCCTCGTGCGGCATGGCCTTCCGATGCGGCGCGAAGCCGGCCACCGGGATGACGGCCGCGCCACGACCGAGTTCTATCGGCCGCAGCAGCACGACGTACTGATCTACGACGAGCGGAACGGTGAGATCGGGGTGCACGCCAACACGAAGGGCGAGCGCAAGCTGTATCTCAAGACGCTCGGCATGTTCCTGTTCGGGAACGAAGATCACTTCCCGCCGGCAGCCAAGTTCACGCTCGATCCGCTCGCTGAGGACGGTGCCGATGCGTTGAACGTCGAGGACATCGACGGCATCAACGCGGTGCGTCTGGTCGAATGCCGGCGATACTGGGGCGGCGCATTCAAGGAAGTTGAGACCCGAAAGGCGGAGAACATCTTCGCTGCGCTTGCGGCGCGGGATGGGCCTGGCCTCTCCGGTGGACGCCTCATTGGCGCCACCTTCAAGGTCAAGTTCGACGGCTCCGAGAAGGAGCGCGCGGTGACGATCCGCCCGCCCGGCATCGCCAGGTACGAGCGGAACGAGGACAGCGAATTCGTCGAGCGTTGGCTCAGGAATAGGGGCTTCATCCTGGCAAACCAGGGCACGGACGACGATGAGGCGGCTACGGCGGTTCTGGAAGGCGCTTGACGAGATTCCCGGGGCGACGACTGATCGCCTTGAGTGGATGGCAGCCCTCGGCCATGAAGGGCGGTATGTCGAGCCTTACCTGAAGGATACCGGCCGCCGGGCGACGGCAGTGATGTGCCCCCATCCTGGCGACGACGGTTGTCCGCGCCGTGTAGTGACGAACTCCACGGGCGCGATCCGCGCGGTCTGCGGCTCCCGGCTCCAGGCATGCGACGCGCTCGATCTGACGCCGGCGGACGTGGCCATCCTCGCGCTCGACCGTGCGCGGCTGGTGCGTGAACTCGCCCGCACTCTGGACGCCGAGCTCGCCGCGCGAGCAATCCGTCCCGGCCGCGTAATACAAGTTGGACGGCACGCGATTACGGCGGGCCTAGCCTGCCCGATCCTTCTGGCGCTGCCTGGCCCCGCAGATCCGCTCGGCGAGGACGAGCTGCGCGAGGCGGGCCTCGATCCCGCAGGCACTGTCTTGCTGGTGCCTCGCGCGTCGTCGTTACCCGCACCATTGCGAGCCCGGCTGATGGCAGCAGGCCATCAGGTGATCCCGTTGTCGGAAGCCGTGAGGCTCGGCGCGAAGGGGTTTGAGGCGGTTCAGCCTCCGCGCACCCTGCTTGCGCCGATCCGCGAGGCGCTGGCCGCTCGGATCCGCGCCGCCGAACCGAAGCCGGCATGGGAACTTCCACCCGATGCAACGTGGGGTGAGATGACCTTCACCTTGATGTCCGACGAGGTGCTCAACGTCAGCTTCCGCGGCCAGACCCGGCGGCTGGAACCAGACCAACTCGGGATGAAGGATGGTCGGTCGGGCCGGCCCACCGAAGCATGGGCGTTCCTCAAGGTGTTGGCCCGGGTTGATGGATCGCTCGGGCCGATGACCGCCGATCTCGTCGAGAAGCACAAGAAGGAGAAGCAAGCCCTGACGAGGCGGCTCCGTGAGGCCTTCCGTATCCGGCTGGACCCAATCCGTTGGAATCGCAGAACGAGAAGCTACCAGACTGCCTTCGTGATACGGGATGAGCGGCCCAAGGCCGTCCGCATGTCCAGCCCGCGGCGGTGAAATTTCACCGGCGCCGAAGGGCGCCATCTTCACTTTTTTTCCCGCTGCCCCCGCCCTGATTTCGCGGGCGTTCGCCGCGCCGCCCGTCATCGGCCGGCACTGATCCCAGCCCTCCCGGTGAGTTTTCGCCGGTCGCGATCGATCGGGCCGCGAGCCCGTCCTCGATCGACGGCGAACGACAATGGAGCAGCCTACCCGGGAAGCGGCGCTGGACGCGCGCATCCTCAAGCACATCCGCACCACCTCGAGGCGCCTGGCGCGCTCTGGTCGCATCCCCGGGATGGATGCCGATGACATCGCGCAGGATCTCTTCCTCGATCTGTGGCGCCGGCGCGACGCCTTCGACCCCAGCCGCGCGAGCTTCGCGACCTTCGCGGACCGCGTTATCGCGCACCGCGTCGCCACGCTGCTCTGCTCCACGGCGCGCCTGCGGGCGGAACGCCAGCACATCGGCCTCGACGGCCCCGCAGATGGTGATGATCGGCCAGCGCTGACCGACACGCTGGCTGATCCCAAGGTGCCGAGCGAGGTCGAACGCGCGCTTTCGATCGACGTCAAGCGCTTCATCGGCGGGTTGCCGCCCGCGCTGCAGCGCTGCTGCGATCTACTGCTGACGCCGAACCTGCGCGCTGCATCGGCCGAGGCCGGCCTGCACCGCTCGTCCGTGTACGAGAATGCGCGCCGCCTACGAAAGCTCGCCGAGCGTGCGGGGCTGCGGGATTACGTCGCCTCGCCCCGACACTTCGACGATCGCGCCGGTAGGTGCTCGGCATGATCACGCATCACACCTCGTTCGGCAGGCAGAATGGCGCTGCCGCGCGCCATCTGAACCAGCACGATCTCGCCACCCGCTGGCGCATGTCGGTTCGGACCCTGGAGCGCTGGCGCTCTCAGCGCCAGGGCCCGCCCTTCCTTCGTCTCGGTGGGCGGATCGCTTATCGCCTCGAGGACATCGAGGCCTTCGAGCAGGCCCAGCGCCAGGAGACCTCCGCCGCCTGATCACACCCGGCTTTGCTGCCGGGTCTTCCCGCAAATGCAACACCGCTGAACAGCGGGAATAGCGGGACGGTTCGCTCCGCCGCGTCGGGGCCCGGCAGTACCACCAGCGACGGAACGCGAGCGTGACGACAGGAGTCGCGCTTCCCATGTTCCTTTCCACCAAGCCGCTCGATCAGCTGCGCCAGTGCTACGGCATGTCGGCGCTGCCCGATACCATCACCACAACCACGCTCGACGAGTTCGGCCACACGGTCACGAAGCTGCTGACCGACGCGACCGTCGACGACATCGCGCTCGCCATCGTTGCGCTGAACGACGAAGCCTCGGCGCTCTACGTCAAGGTCGATGCGCTGCGTCGTCTGCACGATCGCGCCCGCCGCGCTGGTGGCCTGGGCAGCGAGCACGCGGTCGAGGCAGCGCTACGCATCGAGGAGGGCGGCCGGTGAGCGCGTCCTTCATGCAGATGCCGCCCAGCCGGCTGCGGATCATCTCCGCCGACGAGCGGCTTGCCGAGCGGCGGGGGATCAAGGGCGTGCTCGCCGGTCCCTCGGGCATCGGCAAGACCAGCCAGCTGTGGACGCTCGATCCGGCGAGCACGCTGTTCGTGAACCTCGAGGCCGGCGAGCTCGCGGTCGCCGGCTGGCCGGGTGACGAGGTGCGGGTGCGCGATTGGGAGCTCGCCCGCGACATCGCCTGCTGGATCGGCGGGCCGAACCCGGCGATGCGCGACGACCAGCCCTACGGCGCGGCGCACTATGCGCGGGTCTGCGAGGCGTTCGGCGGCACGGCGCAGCTCGCGAAGTACCGCACCTACTTCGTCGACTCGATCACGGTGGCCTCGCGCCTCTGCCTGCAGTGGTGCAAGGGCCAGCCGCAGGCGACCTCGGACCGCAGCGGCAAGCCGGACCTGCGCGGCGCCTACGGGCTGCTCGGGCAGGAGATGATCGCCTGGGTCACGCACCTCCAGCACGTGCCTGACCGCAACGTCTGGCTGGTCGGGATCCTCGATAAGAAGCTCGACGACTTCAACCGGCCGTTCTTCGCGCTGCAGATCGAGGGAGCGAAGACCTCACTCGAGCTGCCCGGGGTGGTGGATGAGCTGATCACGCTCGCCGAGCTGCGCACCGAGAAGGGGCAGCCGTATCGCGCCTTCGTCTGCACGACCCTCAATCCCTTCGGGTTCCCGGCGAAGGATCGCAGCGGCCGGCTCGCGACGATCGAGGAGCCGCATCTCGGTCGGCTGATGGAGAAGATCCGCCAGCCCGCCGCGGCGCCGCCGCCCACGACGTTCCAGGTGGCCCTGCCTGCCGCCGAACCCATGCCCAACACCCCGACGACGCAGGAGGGCTGAGCCATGTCCGGCAGCTTCATGCACGACTTCAACGGCGCCGAGCCGCAGCAGAACGCGTTCGAACTGATCCCCGCCGGCACGCTGGTCAAGGTCCGGCTCACCATCCGGCCGGGCGGCATCGGACCCGAGGGCTGGGTGACTCAGAGCCGCACCAGCGAGGCGCAGTACCTCAACACCGAGGCGGTGATCCTGGACGGTCCGCACGCGAAGCGGCGCCTCTTCACGCGCATTGGCCTGCGCGGCAAGGGTGGCCAGGGCGACGACACCTACGCCAACCGTGGCCGCTCGCTGATCCGCGGGATCCTCGAGAGTGCGCGCGGCGTCGCCGCCAAGGACACCTCCGATCACGCACGCGCCGCGCGCACGATCCGCGGCTACGGCGACCTCAACGGCATCGAGTTCCTCGCCCGCATCGGCGTCGAGAAGGACAAGGGCGAGCGGGACGAGCCGCGCAACGTCATCGCCGCGGCGATCGGGCCCGACCACGCCGAGTACGCCCGCCTGATGGGGGTGACGGCCGGGCTCCCATCGCGCCTGCGCGATGTTGGTGTGGACGGCCCCGCGGCCTTGGATGCCAGGGTTGGGCTGTTGAGGAGCCAACCAAGGAGCCGTCCGATGGAACTGAAGCGGATCGGGATGGACACGTCAAAGTACGTGTTCACGCTGCATGGCGTCGATGCCGAGGACCGGGTGGTGCTGCGGCGGGAGCTGCGGCGGCCGCAGGTGGAGGCGTTCTTCGCCGCGCTGGCGCCGACCGAGGTGGTGCTGGAGGCGTGCGGGGCGTCGCATCACTGGGGGCGGCTGCTGCAGCGCCTGGGCCACCGGGTGCGGCTGATCCCGGCGCAGTACGTGAAGCCGTTCGTCAAGCGCGGCAAGAGCGATCGGATCGATGCGGAAGCGATCGCGGAGGCGGCCTCGCGTCCTGGCATGCGGTTCGTGCCGGTGCGAGCGGCGGAGCAACAGGCGGCGGCAATGCTGCTCTCGGTGCGCGCGCTCCTGGTGCGCCAGCGGACCCAGGTGGCGAATGCGCTGCGCGGCCACGCCGCCGAGTTCGGCGTGGTGGCGGCCAAGGGGATCGGCCGGATCGAGGCGCTGCTGGCCGCGGTGGACGCAGCCGAGCTGCCGCCACCGGCCAAGGAGGCGCTGGCGTTGCTCGCTGCCCGGCTCGACCAGCTCGACGCCGAGCTGGGCGCGCTCGATCGCCGGCTGGCGGCACTGCACGCGGCCACACCGCTCAGCCGGCTGCTGGCCGCCGTGCCCGGCATCGGCCCGCTGACCGCCCTGACGCTGGCGCTCGGCGTCACGCCGGAGCGCTTCGCCAACGGCCGGCACTTCGCTGCCTGGCTCGGCCTGACGCCAAAGCTGCACGCCACCGCCGGCCGTCCACGCCTGGGCGGGATCAGCCGCGCCGGCAACGAACGTCTGCGCCAGTTGCTGGTGCTCGGCGCCACCGCGGTGATCCGCCATGCCAAGCCCGGCGCGCCCGGCGCCTCGCCCTGGCTGTTCGCGCTCCTGGCAAGGAAGCCGCGCAAGCTCGCCGCGGTGGCGCTCGCCAACAAGATCGCCCGCATCGCCTGGGCCATGATGGCCCACGGCGAGGCCTATCGCGGGCCGACACCCGCCACAGCCTGACCGGCGGCGGCCAGGCCACGGCGCAAGAAGCGTGCAGGAGAAGATGACGATCGGGCGGACCGACGAACGCACCACCCCGCGGGTCCCCACGGCCAAACAGGCCGCTGCGATGTTCGGGAGGCGTTCGCGAAACCCATCTGGGCCAGCGGCATGCGCCGCACCGAAAGGCCGGACACATGACCGCACCCGCGCCATCGCATCCAACCCGCACAAAACCCTTGCGTCGAAGGGGCCGTCCACACATGGGGACCCGCCGCAGCCGTCCCTGCCCGGCACCGCACCGGTTGCGAGCGCCGCGCCGCCCTGGGCGGCCCCTGCGCAGCCGGCACCGGCGGGCAACGGCGCGCCGTTCTGGGCGCGCTGAGCGGGAGGCAGACCATGATCCCGCGCGACTACCAGCGGGCGGCCGTGGACGCCGCCCGCAGCAAGACGGCGGCGCACGGCAATACGCTCGTCGCGCTGCCCGTGGGTGCCGGCAAGACCGCGGTCGCCGGGTTCTACATCGGCGAGGAGGCGGCAGCACAGCACGATGCCCGCTTCCTCGTGTTGCAGCATACGGACGAACTGATCGAGCAGAACCGCGGCACCATCGGCCGGGTGGCCGGATTGCCGGCCTCAGTGGTCAAGGCCGAACGCGACGACTGGTCCGGCCAGGTCATCTTCGGCAGCGTGCAGACGCTGGCCCGTGCGGCGCGCCGCGCGCGGATGGGAACGATCTCGCATCTCGTCATCGACGAGTGCCACCGCGCCGCGGCCGACAGCTACCAGGCGATCATCGCCGAGGCGCGTGCCGCCAATCCGGACGTGAAGCTGCTCGGTCTGTCCGCGACGCCGGAGCGCGGCGATGGCCGCAGCCTGCGCCGCACCTTCTCCAACATCGCCTACCACCTGCCGATCTCGGCGCTGATCGGCCAGGGCATCCTGGTGCCGCCGCGCACCTTCACGATCGACCTCGGCATCGCCGACGACCTCGATCGCGTCGGTGCGGCCGGCAGCGACTTCGACATGGACGCTGCGGCGAAGGTGCTCAACCGCGCGATCCTCAACGAGGCGGTGGTCGAGCACTGGCGCGAGCGTGCGGCCGACCGGCGCACGATCGCCTTCTGCGCCACGGTCGCGCACGCCGAAGCGGTCGCCGCCGCGTTCCGCGCCGGTGGGATCACCGCCGAGACCGTGACCGGCGAGATGCCGACCAGGGAGCGGGCGGATCTGCTGGCCCGGTTCGATCGCGGCGAGGTGCAGGTGATCACCAACTGCATGGTGCTGACCGAGGGCTTCGACAGCCAGCCGGTCGGCTGCATCGTCGTGCTGCGGCCGATGCTGCACCGGGGCACCTTCGTGCAGGCGATCGGCCGCGGCTTGCGCAAGGTCGACCCCGAGCGCTTCCCGGGCGTCATCAAGACCGACTGCATCGTCCTCGACTTCGCCGGTGCCGCGCTCCGGCATGGCTCGATCGAGCACGACGGTACGCTCGCCGAGGAGGACGAGCCCGAGCCGGGGCAGGCCCCCTACAAGACCTGCCCGTCCTGCGAGGCGGAAGTGCCGATCGGCACGATCGCCTGTCCGTTCTGCGGGCATGTCTGGCAGCGGAAGATCCGCGAGAAGCGCCCGCTGCAGAGCTTCGCCCTGAGCGAGGTCGACATCCTCGACCGCTCGCCGTTCCGCTGGTGGGACATGCATGGCGACGGCCACGCGATGATGGCCTCGGGCTTCGACGCCTGGGCCGGCGTGTTCTTCGACGGCGAGCATTGGCACGCGGTCGGCAAGCTGCGCCAGGGGAGGCTGCGTCATCTCGGCGTCGGCGAGCACGCGCAGGTCCTGGCCGATGCCGATGACTTCCTCCGCCAGGCCGAGACCGGGGCGGCCGCCACCAAGAGCCGGCTGTGGCTGAACCACCCGGCGAGCCCGCGGCAGCGCGAGCTGCTCGCGCGCGCCGGTGACGCCGATCCGACGCTCGACTTCGGGCTGTCGAAGTACGCCGCGAACTGCCGGCTGAACTTCCTCTGGAACCGGCTGCAGATCATCGCGGCGGTGTTTCCGAACGGGCTGCGGAGGGTGGCATGACGGAGCTGCTTGGCGATGCCGCTCGCTCCCGCACCGACCGTGCTCTGCGCCGTGTGTCGACGCCGGGCGCGTGGCTTTGGCTGGTTCGACCGGATGCCGTCGAGACCACCGCGGCGGTGGGCCTGGTTCTGTTCCATCACCTGCCAGGACTTCTGGTCACGCTCGGCGGAGCGGTCGCCCGGCATGGTTGATCTGACCGAGCAGGAGCGCGCCGCGCTGCGTGCGGCGATGCGCGCCATGGCGGAGGTGATGGCCGAGATCGGCTGGACCACGCCGCTGAACACCCTCTCCGAGCAGCAGGTTCTGACACTCGCCGAGGTGGCGGTCGGCGCCTTCCAGGACGCGATGCGCGCGAGCGTCAAGCCGGACGTTCCGGAGGTGCCGTTCTGATGCCGGACGCCCCCCTCGACTTCAACCATCGTCCGAAGGCGCCAACGGCCGGCGAGGTGATCAACGGGCTGATCGACGCGGCGCTGGTCGCGGCGAACGGCGACCGGCCGCGACGAGCGTATCTCGGCGGGTCGCGTCTCGGCGATCCCTGCGCCCGCCGCCTGCAGTACGAGTTCCTGGACGTGCCGTGTGATCCCGGCGCGCAGTTCTCGGGGCAGACGCTGCGCACCTTCGCGATCGGCCATGTGTTCGAGGACCTGGCGATCGGCTGGCTGCGGCGCGCCGGGTTCGACATCCGCACGCGCAATCGCGCGGGTGAGCAGTTCGGCTTCTCGGTCGCCGGCGGGCGCATCCAGGGGCATATCGACGGTGTGGTGGTCGCTGCCCCGGCTACGGCGGAGGGCATCGTCGTGGTGCCGGCGCTGTGGGAGTGCAAGTCGGCGAACGCCCGCAACTGGAAGGAGATGGCACGACGCGGCGTGGCGGCGGCGAAGCCGATCTACGCGGCGCAGGTCGCCCTCTATCAGGCCTACATGGGCCTCACGGAGGCGCCCGCCCTGTTCAC